TTATAATCAAAATTAATTTATAAACAATGGCAGAAGTATTATTATCCCCTGGTGTATTAGCAACAGAAACAGATCAATCATTCTTAACAGCATTACCGGTACAAGCGGGTGCAGCTATAGTAGGTCCTACAGTAAAAGGACCTGTAAGTATTCCCACAATATGTACCACTTATAGTCAATACCAAAATAAATTTGGTGCGGTAGTAGAAAGTGGAAGTGCAGAATATACTTATTTCACCTCAATAGCAGCTTATAACTATTTCCAACAAGGTGGAGATTCTTTATTAGTAACAAGAGTAGTTAGTGGTTCTTATACTAGCGCTACTAGTTCAAACGTAGCAAACACTGATCCATTAAAAACTGAAACATTTGTATTAGAAACACTATCTGAGGGAGTTGAACAAAATAGCACATCAACATTAGGTTCATCAGGACAATTAGCAGATGGTACTAGAGATAATATTAGATGGGAAATTGTTTCCCCTAATACGGCTTCTGGAGTATTTAGCTTATTAATTAGAAGAGGTGATGATATTACAACTTCAAAAACAATATTAGAAACTTGGGCTAATTTGTCATTAGACCCTAATGCCTCAAATTATATTGAAAAAGTAATAGGTAATTCAAAACAGACAGTAGACTCTGATAATGGAGAATATTATATTAAAAACGAGGGTACTTATAATACGTTAAGTAACTATGTAAGAGTAAAATCAGTAGCAGCAAAAACTTTAAATTATTTTGATAATGCGGGTAATGCTAAAGATGCTTATACAGGATCTATTCCAGTTGCTGCTTCAGGAACATTTGGGGATGCTACAGGAACAGCATTCACATCAGCAAATAGTCCTGCTTTATTTTATGAAAATATTGATAATACTAATACTCAAGGATTTGATTCAGCTGCTTTAGGATCCTCAGATATTGGTTCATACACAGTAGCTTTAAATTTGTTAGCCAATAGAGATTTATTTAGGTATAATTTAATAGCAGCCCCAGGTTTAATACAAGGAAATGGTATAGCAGCCGCTGAACTTACAACAATGGTTGATAATGCTCAATCAAGAGGAGATAATTTAGCTATAATAGATTTAGTTAATTATGATTCTGAACTACTCTTAGTAACCGCAGGTGCAGCAGGAAAAGATTCCTCATATGCTGCTACATACTGGCCTTGGTTACAAACTATTGATCCTGATCTAGGAGGCCAAGTTTGGGTACCAGCTTCAACAATGATGTTAGGAGTTTATGCCTTTAATGATAATGCAGGAGAGCCATGGTTTGCGCCAGCAGGTTTAAGTAGAGGTGGATTATCAACAGTAATCAGAGCTGAAAGAAATTTAACAAACGGAAACAGAAACACTTTATATGAAGCAAATGTTAACCCAATAGCTACTTTCCCAAATACAGGAGTAGTAGTATTCGGGCAAAAAACACTACAGAAAAAAGCAAGTGCTTTAGATAGAGTAAATGTTAGAAGATTATTAATAGCACTTAAAAATTACATTTCACAAATAGCAGATAACTTAGTATTTGAACAAAATACAATAGCAACAAGAAATAATTTCTTAAGCCAAGTTAACCCATATTTGGAAAGTGTACAACAAAGACAAGGATTATATGCTTTTAAAGTAGTAATGGATGATTCAAATAACACACCAGATGTTATAGATAGAAATCAATTAGTAGGTCAAATTTATTTACAACCAACTAAAACAGCTGAATTTATTTACCTAGATTTCAACATATTACCAACTGGAGCTACTTTTCCAGCATAAAAATTAAAAGATTAAATATTTATAATAAACAATAAAAAATGGGAGTAATAGACGCCAATTCAATATTTTTCACAGCATTTGAACCAAAACAAGCTAACAGGTTTATTCTTTATGTAGATGGTTTTCCATCTTACATGATTAAAGGAGTAAGTGCTATAACTATGACCCAAGGTGTAGTAACCCTAAACCATATTAATGTAGAAAGAAAAGTTAAAGGTAAATCAAAATGGGAAAATGTTACCCTACAGTTATTTGATCCTATAACCCCCTCAGGTGCTCAAGCAGTAATGGAATGGGTAAGATTACATCATGAATCAGTAACAGGTAGAGATGGTTATTCTGATTTTTATAAAAAAGATCTAACAGTAAATGTTTTAGGACCTGTAGGAGACATAGTCTCAGAATGGATATTAAAAGGAGCATTTATTACAAGTGCTAATTTTGGTGATTATAATTGGGACACTGAAGATGAAGCTAAGATGATAGATATGGAAGTAGCTATTGACTACGCAGTATTAAATTTCTAACAACCTCATATATTTCCTTAAAGAGGAGTTTGGCTATGTCAGACTCCTTTCTTATTTTAATATTTATAATATGAAACAAGTTTTAACAAAATAAAAATTATGAGTGAATTAAAATTCCCAACCGAAGAGGTTGAATTACCATCTAAGGGTTTATTATATCCTAAAGACAATCCTTTATCAAGTGGAAAAGTAGAAATGAAATACATGACTGCTAAAGAAGAAGATATACTAACCAATCAAAATTATATTAAACAAGGAGTAGTTATTGATAAACTTTTAAAATCCTTAATAGTTTCAAAAGATGTTAATTATGATGATTTAGTAGTAGGAGATAAAAATGCTATATTAATAGCTGCCCGTATTTTGGGTTATGGTAAGGACTATGATTTTATGTACAATAATGAAGAAATTACAGTTGATTTAACTGAACTTCAACCCCAATATTTAGATGAGGAATCATTAGTTGATGGTAAAAATGAATTTTCATATACTCTTCCTCATACCAATACCCTTATAACTTATAAATTATTAACTAATAGGGATGAAAAGAAAATAAATGGGGAAGTAAAAGGCCTTAAAAAAATAAACAAATCATCCTCTCCTGAACTTTCTACACGATTAAAACATATGATTACATCAGTTAATGGGGATTCAGATAATAAAAAAATTAGAGAATTCGTTGATAATTATATGCTTGCTAGAGACTCTAGGGCTTTTAGAGAACATATTAAAAATACCCAACCAGACATTATAATGAAATTTGATTATCAAGGGGAAAATGGCGATGAGGAGGACGTTAATATCCCAATGACTGCCGGGTTTTTTTGGCCTGACTCTTGAGTATAGAAAAAATATTTTCGAATCTCTCCATAATATATGTTTCCATGGTCAGGGTGGGTATGATTTTTATACCGCATATAATATGCCTATATGGTTAAGAAGATTCACTCTCCAACAAATAATAGATTATAAAAAAGAAGAAAAGAAAGCCTATGATAAAGCTTCCTCCCAAGGAAAAAATAAAACAACAGCAATAGGCCCTGATGGTAAAATAAACCCATCAGCTTTCCAAAGGCCTACAAAATCCAACTATAAGTAGTATTTATAATAAACACCGTTAAATGGCTAAAGGTAAATTTAAAAAGGAAGTAGAAGAAGCTAAAGGAACTATGGACGAATTATTATTCGCCACTAGGGATTTTACTGATGAAGCAAAAGCAGCAGCAAAAGCAGTTTTTGGAATAGGTACTAATGCCAACCAAGCTACTAAAGCTTTTAGAGATATAGGTACTTCTCTTACTAATCAAGCAGCTATGATAGATGATATTGTATCTGGTACTGCTACTGCGGCAGATTTAGCTAAAGAACAAAATAAATACTCTAAAGCTCAAGCAAAACTTCTTGTTGAACAACGACAACTTAAAAGTAAAATAGATTCTCAAAATAGAGCAGCAACAACGGCAGAACAAAAATTATTAGATCTTTATGATGAACAACTTAAGGTTAATACGGACAATAAGGAAGTTATGGCTGATATGGCCAGTAGAGCTAATAATATCCAAAAAGGAGTAGGATTAGCGGGAGCAGCCTTTTCGGGTATGGGAAAAATTTTAAAGAAAGCAGGTTTAGGTGATTTAGGAGATAAAATGGGCCTTGATGAAGCAGTTAAAGAAGGAAGGGAATTATCGGCTGAATTAACTAATGGAGGAGAGGCCTCAGCTACAATAGCAACCAAACTTAGAGTTGCTGGAACAATGGCAAAAACTATAGGTAAAAATTTAGCCCAAGCTTTTGGTCCCTTAGCTATACTTACCTTCATTGGGAAAGAGATTAAGGATGCATTTTGGGAAGTTGATGAAACTGCTGGTAAAACTGCTAAAAATTTAGGGGTTTCTTATCAAACAGCCATAGATTTAGGGTCGGAATATCGTAAAATGGCTAAAGATGCTAAAGGTATGTTACTAGCAGGAGAAGATATAGCAGCTGCCCAAGATAAATTAAATGAAAGATTCCAAACTGGTGGAAAATTTAGTCAAGAAATATCATCAGATTTTGCCCATATTCAAATGCGAACTGGACTTTCAGATAAATCTATGGGGTTTTTAGTTAAAAAACAGATTAAGGGGCAAAAAACTATGAAGGATCAATTGAAAACTCTTCATAAAACTGTAGCAAAATTCAACATACAAAATAAAATGGTTTTGAATGTAAATAAGGTTATGGAAAAAATTGCTAACGCCTCTAAAAGTATTCATCTTTTTACTAAAGGTAATGTAGCTGAGTTAGCCAAAACTGTTATGACAGCCCAAAAATTCGGGGCAGAAATGGATACAATAGCAGGTATAGGAGATAGTTTATTAGATTTTGAATCTTCAATTCAAAAAGAATTAGAAGCAGAGTTAATGTTAGGTCAAGATATTAACCTTGAAAAAGCTAGACAATATGCTTTAACAGGGGACCAAAAAGGATTAACAGAAGAGTTAATGAAGCAGGAAGCTATTTTAAACGCTTTTAAAACGGATAATGTTCTAGCCCAACAATCAGCAGCGGCAGCTATAGGTTTAACAAGAGACCAATTAGCTGAAATTATCATGAAACAAGAAGAACAAAATGCTTTGCAAGCAACTTTTGGTGATGGGGTAACAGATATTACAGGTGCCTATAACCAATACAAAGAAGATTTATCAGAAATTAATGCCCAAATTGCAGCAGCTACAACAGAAGAAGAAAAACAAGCTTTATTAGAAGAGAAAAAAAGACAAGAAAAGGAAATATTTACTGAATTAGGGAATGAAAATTTACAACAACAGTTAGAAAGCCTTTCACTCGCTGAAGAAATTGAACAAACAAAGAAAAAAGAAAGGGACAATGCAAAAGAGATAGCAGCAAGTATGTTAAAAAATAAGAAGGAAATGATGGCTATGGTTAAGAGTGCTATAACACTAGCAAAATGGTTTGGTATTATAATACTCTCCCTTAAAACTTATCAAATGGTAACTAAAAGTATTGAAGGTATCCAAAAAGCTATTTATATGTGGAAGAATAGAGAAAAAATCCTTGAAGCCCAGAAAAAAGCAATGCAATTAGGATCTCTAGGAAGAGAAATAGGAATAGCTTCTATGAAAGCATACGCATTTTTAGGACCCATTTTAGGGATTGCTGCTGCAGCTGGAATAGCGGCATTAGGATATTCTTACATGAATGATGGCGTAATAGGCCCAGGAGGTGAAATGGTAGTATCTGGTCCTAAAGGATCAATTCAATTAGACAAAAAAGATTCAATTATAGCAGGAACCAATCTTGGTGGTGGAGGAGGAGGAAACAAAGAAGACAACAGTGAAATGTTAGGTTTACTTAAACAAATTGCAAATAAATCCACAGTAATAGAAATGGGTGGAAATGAAGTAGGACAAGGAATTAATACAGCAGAACGTGAAATACAATAAAATTACATATTTATAACAAACATTAAAACATAAAATTATGGGACTATTAGATAGATTAGACAACAACGGAACAACTTATAATCCTGGAGTTAGTAGCACTTCATTATCACCAACATTTGGTAACTCTTTATCAAAACCACTTTCAATAAGGCATAAAGACTATTCAGTGAATGGTATACCTTCAATTAATGGGGCCTTAGTAGGAGATTACTTTCCAGGTGTTCTTAAAGGTTTTGGTATAAAACCTACACCTTCATTATTAGATGGAATCTTAAATGGTAATAACCCATTAGGTCCATTAAGAGATGGGGCTATCCCTTCAATTAATAATACTTTTTCATGTGGAGAATACAAAAATTGTGCTCCTGCAGGTAGTCATATATAAAAATAAATGGGTATAGTAAACCTACAAACCAATCTTAAATCATTAAAATTTGGTAGAGATAGAGCAGATGGGGGAAATAGTGGGCAGCCTTATACAACAACCCCAATTCCTGAATCTACTCAATATTCTATAGCAGATAAGGATTTTATATTGAGAGGAGGATTAAAAGCTCCTACCACTGCTTTACAAGATGTTGAAAGATTAACCAAATGGTTTTTTGATACTAAAAACCCATCAGGTTTATTATTCATTGCAAAACAAAATTCCTTATCTCTTACCTCAGTAAGAACACAAGCTAGTGGGATTGGCCCTAATGAAGGAATTTATAACCCCTTATCCACTTTAGCTCAAGCAGGTATAAATTTTGTTGGGGGGCATTTTCCAAAACAGGGGTCAATTCCTGGAGTAGGAGTTAGGTATTATGGTCCTAGAAATAATAATAACCCTGAAGCTTTAAGTGTAATTGAAAAAGTTATTGGGGGGGAAGATGGATCAGAAAATAGATTAGTTAATTTAAATACATTAAAAATACTAAATCCTTCTAATTCTTCCGAAAAATCTGGGGATATTCAAAGAAATAACCCCAATTTCCTTAATAAAATCTTTAAAAATAATCAAATATCCCTTGATCCTAATTTTATTTTATCCTATATTGGTGGTCCTAAATCTATTTTGGGTGTGGGAAGAACAAGAATTTCATTTGCTACTGATAATTTGGGCCAACCATTAAGAACTGGGATAAATTCAAAAGCGTATATTTCTATAACTAATTGGAGGGATCAAGGAACTATAGGTCTTCCTAATTATAATGATTCATTACAAGTCAAAAGAACATATCAAAATTTAAATAATATTCCTGAAGATCTCACTTCAGGACAACCCCATGATATTATTGAAAGTTTTCAAAAACCTATTTTAAAAGAGGATATCAAATCTTCTACTATAATGAGTATTTCTCCTTCTTATTCTCAAAAATCTTCATCCCCCTTTACCATAGATGGTGTTTCTGATTCAAGAATAAACCAAATATCCCCAGGTCAAAGAGGAAATATAATTAATTATACAGAGGGAAAAAAAAGAGGTGATGGTACTTCTACAGGACCTGTAGATAGAATTAATGCAATGCCCATATATAATTCAAAAGATGGGCCTAATAAATGGTGGGCTAATGATTTAATCCAATTCAGAATAGCTTCTTTAAATAATGTTGATCCTAATATAAAAGATTATATTCATTTTAGAGCATATATAGATAACTTCTCAGATAAGTATAAATCCAAATGGAAACCTATAAATTATATGGGGAGAGCAGAATCTTTTTATAAGTATGATAGTTTTGATAGGGATATAAGTTTAGATTTTACAGTAGCAGCCCAATCTAAAGAAGAATTAATGATTCAATACAAAAAGTTAAATTATCTAGCTTCTAATTTAGCCCCTACTTATAGTAGTGCAGGTTATATGGGGGGTTCTTTAATTACTTTAACAGTGGGGGGTTGGTTATATGAACAACCAGGTTTTATTACAGGATTATCCTTATCACCCCATAAAGAATCTCCATGGGAAATAGGTATTAATGATAAAGGCACCCCTGATGAATCAGTTAGGGAATTACCCCATATAATTACAGTTAGTGGTTTTGGATTTACCCCAATTCATAAATTTAGACCACAAAAACAAACATTAAAGTTTGGTGAGGACAATAATGTTTCATATTATGGTAAGGAGCATTATATAGCTTTAGCAGATGGAAATGATACTGATGGAGATAAAGGGTATAATAAAACAAAATAAAAATATAGAATGAGAAGATATAGAAATATGCCCCAAACACTTTCACCCTCAAAAAAACCTATGTACAAAACTGTTAGGTATCCCGAAATTCCAAGATCCTTTAGTGATATCTATATTTTCACTACAGTAGGGGATAGATATGATACTCTAGCTTTAAAATATTATAGTGATCCAACTTTATGGTGGGTAATATCTATTGCAAATGGAGATTTCAATCAGAATTCCATAATCCCCCCAATAGGGTCCCAAATTCGAGTTCCATCTAATCCAACCCCCTATATAGTAGAATATGAAAAAATAAATAAATAAAGTTATGTCAAATTTAATAGGAGAACCTTTTGAGAAATATGTAAATAGGCAAATAATTGCCCGACAAAAACTCCATGGCTCAACCCAAAGAACCTTAGAACAAATCACTTACCTAAATTCTAGAAATGCTTGGATCAAAATAGCCTCAGGAGTTGAACTTACACCTAGAAAATACGAGGAGGTTACTAAGGATCTACCAAATTCCCAACCTATCCCCTCTGGTTCAATCTCAGATGGGGGGAAATTAGCTAAAAATTGGGTTTTATTTAATGGGTTAAGTACTTATGAAAATGAAAGGGAAACAGAATATTATAATGATCCCACCAAAGATGTAAATAAATATGTAAACCATTTTGAGGGAAATAAGGCAGGAATTAAATCCTTTTTTAATCCTGAAGGGGCTTATGGTATAGGTGGTACAAATTTTGGGTATGTTCCTATGCCTGGGATTGTAGATGCTAATCTTAAATGTTTGAATAGGGGTTCTATAAAAAAAACAACAATTAAAATAAAAGCCCATAATAGGGTTCAATTTAATATTATTGATACTTTATATTTAAGGTTAGGTTATTCTATTTTTGTAGAGTGGGGGTATGATAAGTATATAGATAATGAGGGTGAATTACAAACCATGTATTCTTCATTAATTGATGAAAAATTTTTTGATGATGAATTTAAAAAATCTGACTATTCTAAATGGATACCCGAAATAGATAAAAAAAGGGAGAATACTGATGGAAACTATGAAGGAATATTTGGTACTGTTTCTAATTTTTCATGGACATTTCAAGATGATGGTACTTATGATATTAAATTAGAAGTAATAAGTTTGGGGGATATAATTGAATCCTTAAGAGCTAATCTACCCCCCATAGGTAAAAGAGACAATGTATTTAGTGACGTAGTTTTAGCAGATAACCAAAGAAAATTTGGAAAGGTGGTTGCAACCCAAGAACAATTTTATGAAGAAATTTTCCCCAATTTAGAAGATTACCTAACAGACATATATAACAACTATATAACAAAAAAAGCAAGTTTTATCTCCACAGAACTTTTGGATTTTAGTAGGAGATCTGAGGCAAAATTCTCAAATCTTATCCTACTCCAAGACTTTGTTCCATATTTTGATAGCCCTGCATGGAAAACCATATACACAAACATTGGACCCCTATTTAAACAAGAACAATTTATTGGTTATTCTGTTAAAACAATAGAACAACAAAGTCGAGAACTTTTAGATAAAGGAGATATACCACAACCTAATATTCCTCAAAATATAGAAATAGTTGAATTTGAATTTGATGAAGATGGTAATATTATAGGTACTGTTGGAGACGATATAAATACTGGAGCAACAGATTCAGAATTAGGTGATTTAGATGGTAATGTAGTAACTAGACGAGTTTCATTTGAAAGGAATTTAGAATGGTTAAAAATTGATGTAGATATTAGTTCTGCTCCATCCTTTAAGGGTTTAATTGATGCCAACACCAAATTCATAAAAGATAACGAATACATAGAAAAGGGGTTAATGTATGCTATATATAGATATCTTCTTGTGAATGTGAATGATGATACAAAGGGGGGTAGGCAAGTAAATAGATATGAGGACACAACCAAACTAACAGAAGATTTAGGACAAGTTTTTGAGGAAGGAGAAGTAATTGAAACAACTGAAGCAGGTAGAACATACCCAACATTACCAGGAGTTTTGGATCTTAATACCCCCGAGGGTAACTACAGTATTAGTTGGTTTCAACCTTCTATGATTACCAGTACTACAGAATTAAATTTTTGGGGAATGTCTCTTAGTTTTCTACTTAAAAGTTTTTATCAATTTGCTGTTTATCAACAATTTGCTGGAGGAACAGGAGATAATAGGTTAAATACAGAAGAATTAGATACAGAATTACCTGAGGAAGAGGATGAAAGTAAAATTCAATATGAAGAATATGGGGGTGCTCAAAAAAATAGAATTTCTGCTTATTTAACCCGAGTTATGGAATACCAGAGAGCTTCTGGATTAGGAACTAAATTTGAAAGTACTATTCAAGATACTAAAATGATACCACATAAAATGTTTCCATCCAAAACAGATTTTGATAAATTTAAAAAAGCTATAGGCTATCCGTATTATAATTCATCCAGATTTAGGAATGCCTTTGCGGGTTTTATAACGGGGGTTAATAACCTTTCATCTTATTATATGAAATTGGGAGTTTTTCTAGATTTTTTCGAAGAAAGAATTATTCCTAAAATAGAATCAACTAAAAAACCCCTAATAACTATAAATACCTCAAGAAGCAAAAACATATGTTATGTAACAGATAACTCCATTTCATCAAACCCTAAAAAACTTATAGTTAGAAATAAAAATTTCTATGCTTACCCTAAAAAAAACAAAATTAACCCTGGGTTAGATCAATTTATAGCTACAAGAAAGGGTATTAAATATGGACTTATTATGAATATTTATTTTTCTTTTGATAGGTTAATAAAAATTTTTGATAAGGTGGATACTAGGGATGAAGTAAGTGTTTTTAAAGTTTTAAAAGAATTATGTAAAGACATTAATGAATGTTTGGGGATGGTAAACAATATAGAACCTGTTATTAAAGAAAATAATGAAATTCGATTAATAGATCAAACCCCAATTCCTGGGTTAGATGAAATAAAAGATGAATTTGGGGTTCGTAAGGATTCTGAGGAGGATGCAGTTTTAGAGGTTTTTGGGTATAAAGAAGTTAATGATTTTGATGATGAGGGAACTACAAATCTTTCAACTTTTGTTAATAAGATAGGAATTACTACTGAAATTAATAAAAAATATGCTACTATGATAACCATAGGGGCTACTTCCCAAGGTTCTATTCCGGGTTTAGAAGCAACCGCATTTTCAAAATGGAATGAGGGGATATTAGATAGATTTAAAAATAATATTGTTGATGCTAAAAAATTTAAATCAAAAGGAACTAAAATTGATAAATTAGAAGACCAAAATGAAAATGTAATAGAAAATTATAAAAATTTTCTTGTAAATAGAGAACCGTTATTAGGTTATACTACTAATGTACATCCATTATTTAATGATGAGGTTATCCCCATTAATCAATCTGTTATAGAAAAATGGAATAAATTCTATCAAGCTAAATCCTCAATTTTATCTAATTCTGCTAAAAGTTCGGTGGGTTTTATGCCCTTTAATATGAAAGTTAGTATGGATGGGATAGGGGGGATTAAAATTTATAATAAACTTAAAGTTAATACTAAGTTTTTACCTTCTAATTATGGGGATGAATTAGAATTTATTATTACTGGGGTAGACCATAAAATATCTGATAATGGGTGGGAAACTTCATTATCAACTATCGCCACCTCTAATTCAAAAAATATTAAAGAAATAAAAACATATTCTACAAAAGAAATACTGGCCAAAGGGGGGGATATTACTAAACTTGATGAAGGTCCTGTTGAACCCCCAGGTTGGGATACAGAGGATTATTGGGTTAGAGGAGAAGCAGACGTCCCCGAATGGATGAACCCAGGTAATAAGTATAAAACAATAAAATATGATAAAAAATCAAGTTTCGGTTCAGATGTTCTCAAATATTATATCCCCGAATTAAAAGCACTTACAGGAACTACCTCACAAGGTACTAAAATAACAAGAGGGTTAAAAATATTAGCTATGATTATGGTAAACAAAGAAGGATTCCATGCAAATCCTAGGGGTTCAGGTCCACCTGGATTGGGAGGGGATAGTGTAAATGGAACAAGATCATTTAGATTTAATAACCCCGCAAATATTGGTAATACAGATTCAGGGGCAAATAAGGCATTTGATTCTCTAAAAGATGGAATCGTTTGGCAATTAGATTATCTTTATGGTGTAGCCACGGGTACAAATAAATTTGACCCATCAGGAAAAGAAATTAAAATCTCCAGATCTTACCCCATAGGAAAAACCAAAAAAATAAAACCCTATTTTTCTGAAGAAGTAGCATTAAGGGAAGGTTATAATCCTTATCTCCCTGGTTATGAATTTACCTATACTGGAAAGATTAAAGAATTTGTAAAAATATACTCAACAGGAGCTCGAGGAACCAATAGTTATATTAGTACAATAGCATCCTTTTTTAGATTAAATGGTTATACTATGGTTGATGAGAATACCACCTTAACAGAATTAGTTGCTTTAGATGGAACTGAAGAAATTATAATCCCAAGTTAATAAACTATGCCCCAATATTACCCTAAATCCCAAGTAACACTAAATCTTTTCACTAATGGACAAGAATATAAATCCTTCTCCACAGATAAAGAATATATAGGGTATTATTATAAGACTTCAAATGGAGAAATATTTGCTGGGAGAAATTTTGAATCTTTAACCCAAGAAAAATTAATACCTATTTTACCTCTTAAAGAAGAATTTCATAATTTACCTATAGCTGATAATAATGTTTATTCCCTAAAAGAAGATGAAGATCTTTATATAACAAATGATCCTACTCCCCCCTACCCTATAGGGGGTATTGATTTAATACCCAATAATTTCCTTATTACATCTTATCCCGATCCTAATTCATCATCACCAAGATCAATCCCTACCCAATTCAAATCTACTCCTACCCCTGAAGATATAAGAGTAGGAGAATATCGAAGGTATTTTGCTAAAAAAATAAATGAAATTCAATATATGGAAATAAATAAAGAAACTTACACAAAATTTAAAGAAAAAAATCCCACAGTGGCTTTTGATTTGTATGAAGTTGCTTTTCTCCCTTGGGATTTAGAAAATACCCAATCTTCCTTTTCAACCAATTCAAGGATATTATCTTTAACTGAAAAGAATAATAATTGGTGGGGTTTTAGGTTATACTTTGAAAGATACCTTGCCTAATTAAATTTTCCTCATTATATTCACTATATGTTCTATATAGTAGAAACCAAAAGACAATTAAACGAATTCAATAAAAAAGGTTATAAGGAAGCTTATATAGAGGTAATACCCTACTCTGATAAAACACATCCAACAATTACAGATGTTAGTTTAGTTTACATTAGACCATTTGAAGCAACCAAGGGATATATTTTAACATTAGACCATAGCGAAGCTATGTCATTAAACAGCGAGTATATTGAAGAATCAATTAATAAATTCGATAAGTTATATGTTTGGGGTAGAAAAGAATTTAGGCATTTTTACTGGTGGACTAATGAGGTAATTGATTTATCTTTATCTGCCCCTAGTTATGAAAAAGAAACAACTCAAACACACAAATTATTCAATAG